TTCCAGGAGCAGGGCTTCGCTGGGGGCTTTGGCTGGGGCGGTCATGGCGGTCATGGCATCGTCTCCGGGGCTGAGTTGCATCGTTTTCCTGCAACCAGGATCGCTCTTACCCGGAGTGTAATCAACAGAAATAGACCGGCTTTCCCGTTTATTTACAATGAGTTGAGGAAATTGTAATCGCCATGAATGGTATGTCCGAGCGCGAGTATTCTGCCCATTCCGGCCTGTCGCGCGGAGCCATTCAGAAGGCTCGCAAGGCCGGGCGGCTGGTGGTTTACACTGACGGATCAATCAATGCAGCGGCATCCGATGCGCGCAGGTCGGAGATGACCGACCCGGACCAGCAGCGCCGCAGCACCGGTGGCGGTGACAGCGGGTTTTCCGGCCCAGCCGACAGCTCGTCGTACCTGAAGGCGCGTACCGCCCTGACCGTCTATCAGGCGCAGGAACGCCAGCTGGCGATCCAGAAGAAGAAGGGGACGTTGGTCGACCGGGCGCGCGCCGAGGCGCTGGTGTTCCGCTTGGCCCGGCAGGAGCGAGATGTGTGGGTGACATGGCCCGCCCGGGTGGCGGCGTTGATGGCGGCCGAAGTGGCTGCGGAGGTGGAAAAGCAATCGGGCAAACCGGTGATGATCGAGGCAGCGATCCTGCAGAGGGTGCTGGAAACCCATGTCAGAGAACAGCTCGCCGCCCTCGCCGATCTCCGCGTCTCCCTCGGGTGAAGACGACGACCTGACTGCCGACCTGGACCTTGGCTTTGACGGGGCCGAGGATATCCTGCGCACTTGGCGCCGGGGCATGCGGCCCGACCCGGACCTGACGGTGTCGGAATGGGCGGATCAGCATCGTTGGCTGTCATCGCGGGCATCTGCCGAACCGGGACGCTATCGTACAGCCCGGACGCCCTACCTGCGCGAGATCATGGATGCACTGTCGCCGCGCCACCCGGCCCAGCGCATCTCGTTCATGAAGGCCGCGCAGGTCGGGGCAACCGAGGCGGGCAACAACTGGATCGGCTTCGTGATCCACCATGCACCGGGCCCAATGCTCGCCGTGCTGCCGACGGTAGAGATGGCCAAACGGACCTCGCGCGGGCGGCTTGATCCGCTGATCGCGGACAGTCCTGCCTTGCGCGAACGGGTCAATCCAGCCCGGTCGCGGGATGCGGGCAACTCGATGCTGTCGAAGGAATTCCCGGGTGGCATTCTGGTGCTGACCGGTGCCAACAGCGCCACCGGCCTGCGCTCGATGCCCGCGCGCTACATCTTTCTGGACGAGGTCGACGCTTATCCGGCATCGGCCGACGAAGAAGGCGATCCGGTCACGCTGGCCGAAGCCCGGACCACGACCTTTTCGCATCGCCGCAAGGTGTTCATGGTCTCCACCCCGACGATCCGGGGCTTGAGCCGGATCGAGCGGGAGTTCGAGGCCAGCGATCAGCGCCGGCATTTCGTGCCCTGTCCTCATTGCGGCGCGATGCAGTGGCTGCAGTTTGACCGGCTGCGCTGGGCGAAAGGCCAACCGGAAACTGCGGCTTATGCCTGCGAAGGATGTGAAAAGCCCATCGCGGAGCATCACAAGACCCAGATGCTGGAGCGAGGCGAATGGCGGCCGACCGCTGTTTCGGTCGATCCGCATTCGATTGGCTTCCATATCTCCGCGCTTTACTCGCCCATGGGCTGGAAAAGCTGGGCCCAGATCGCGCGGGACTGGTTGGCTGCCCAAGGCTCCGACGAGATGCTGCGCGCGGCGCGCAACACGCTTCTGGGCGAGACATGGGTCGAGAATGGCGATGCGCCGGAATGGCAGCGCCTGGCAGATCGACGCGAAGTCTTTGCCGCGACCGTGCCGCACCTTGGCCTGTTCCTGACCGCCGGGGCCGATGTGCAGAAGGATCGGATCGAGGTCGATGTCTGGGCCTGGGGCCGGGGTTTGGAGTCCTGGCTGGTCGAGCACATCGTCATCGCGGGTGGCCCAGAGGATCCGACCGCTTGGGACAAGCTGACCGCACTTCTCGGTCGGACATGGACCCACGAAAGCGGTGCTGTCATGCAGCTGTCCAAACTGGCGATCGACACCGGTTATGAGGCCCCGGCGGTTTACGCCTGGTCGCGCGCCGCCGGTTACGCGCAGGTCACCCCGATCAAGGGCGTGGAAAGCTTCAACCGATCCACGCCAGTGTCAGGTCCGACCTTTGTCGATGCCACCATCGGCGGGAAACGGCTGCGGCGCGGCGCCCGGCTCTGGACCATCGCGGTCTCCACCTTCAAGGCGGAAACCTATCGGTTCCTGCGGTTGGAAAGGCCGAGCGATGAAGATCGGGCGCTGGGCGTCTGCGACGCGGCTGGCACCATGCACCTGCCCAACTGGGCCGACACTGAATGGCTGAAGCAGCTGGTGGCCGAGCAGATGGTGACGGTCCGCAACAAGCGCGGCTTCGGTCATCAGGAATGGCAGAAGATGCGCGAGCGAAACGAGGCGCTGGACTGCCGGGTCTATGCGCGAGCGGCGGCTTGGATCCTCGGGGCAGATCGCTGGGACGAGGCGACCTGGCGGTCGCTGGAAACCCAAGCGGGCGTGGAAACAAAGCTGATCGCCGCACCAGAAATGGTGGAACCGACCGCGCCCACCGCCGGAACCGTAGTGACACCGCGCCGCCGCCGTTCCGGCGCGGTGACCCCGACATATATGAGGTAGCGACAATGACTCTCGCGGAAATGCAGGCGCTGCTCAGCGCCCTTCTGGGCATGCGCTTTGGCGGGGTGCGGTCCATCATTTATGACGGGCGGCAGATCAGCTACGGCTCGGACGCAGAACTGGCGACGGCGATCTTCGACCTCGAGCGCCGGATCGCGGCCGCCGACACCACCGTCACGCGGTCGCGGGTGTCCCGCCCCTTCGCCAGCAAGGATCTGTGATCATGACATCGACCAGTTGGCGGGCGCGGGTTGGCGCTTGGGTCGGTGGCTTTGGCGTGCCTGGCGGCTTTGACGCCACCTCCGGTCAGCGCCGGTTGAAGGGCTTTGTCACCTCGCGCGCCCATGTTAACGCGCTGATCGCGGCCTCCGGCCCTGAGATGAACGCCCGCGCCCGCTGGCTGGTGCGCAACAATGGCTATGCCGCCAACGCCATCGAAAGTTGGGCGGCCAACACGGTGGGCGATGGGATCAGCCCGAATTCCAGCATTGAACAGGCTTCGCGCAAGGATGCGGTGCAACGGCTGTGGCTCGCTTGGACCGATGATGCCGATGCCGAGGGGATGACCGATTTCTACGGGTTGCAGCGACGCGCATCGCGTGAGGTCTTCATGACGGGCGAGGTCTTTCTGCGGTTCCGGTCGCGCCGCCCGGAGGATGGACTGACAGTGCCCCTGCAGATCCAGATGCTGCCGTCGGAAATGCTGCCCCTCAACCACAACGCCGTTGACGGCAATGGCAACATCATCCGCCAAGGCATCGAGTTTGACCGCGTCGGACGCCGAGTCGCCTTCCACTTCCTGCGCCGCCATCCGGGAGACAGCACCGATCCCGGCCTATCTGGCGAAACCGTCCGGGTTCTGGCCTCGGAGGTGCTACATGTCATCGACCCGGTCGAGGCAGGCCAACTGCGCGGCGTGTCGCGCTTTGCCCCGGCCATCGTGAAGCTGTTCCTGCTCGATCAATACGACGACGCCGAGCTCGACCGCAAAAAGGTCGCGGCGATGTATGCGATGTTCGTGACTTCGCCTGCATCGGATAACCCGCTCGCCCCGCCTGACGAGGAATACGAGGTGGCCCCCGGCCAGGTGGTCCGTCTCGATCCCGGCGAGGATGTGACCGTCAGCGCCCCGGCTGATTCCGGCTCCACCTACGAGCCGTTCCAGTATCGCACGCTGCTGCAAATCTCGGCCGCGCTGGGCATTCCCTACGGCTATCTCAGCAATGACGGCGCCAAGGGAAACTTCTCGAACTCCCGGCTGTCGCTGATCGAGTTCCGTCGCAGGGTGTCGGCCTGGCAGCATTCGGTGATGGTGTTCCAGATGTGCCGCCCGGTCTGGGCGCGGTTCATGGACACCGCCGTGCTGGCAGGAGCATTGCGGTTGCCGGGATATGACCGCCGCCGCGCCGAATATCTCGCCTGCAACTGGCTGCCGACCAAGTGGGATTGGGTCGATCCGCTGAAGGACGCCAATGCCGAGATTGCCCAGATCGAAGCCGGGCTGAAATCGCGCACCCAAGCCATCGCCGAACGTGGCTATGACGCCGAGCAAGTCGATGCGGAAAT